TGTTCTGAAAACTTCTCTACTGCGGGGGTTTAACTTTTTCCAACTCTAAGTAAAAAAATAAAAAGGGGGGTGAAGGGGATGGACAATGAAATCAGCGAACTTGTCAAGAAGGTTGTGAAACAGACGAAAACGCGAATGAGGGCTGTTAATACTTACCGAAAGGAATTCGATGCAGTCATTGATAGATATGCGGATTTGTATGTGCAATATGAAATATTGCGCAGTCAGTGGTATGACAGCGGATGCGTTGTTTCGGAGGAATATACAAACAAAGCGGGGGCAGTAAATCAGCGAAAAACACCGCTGTATTTATCCATGGAAACGCTACGAAAAGAATTGGTTGATTTAGAAAACATCCTTGGATTAACCCCGAAAGGTTTGAAACAGATAAATTCCAAAGGTCTTGAAACCAAAAAACAATCTGCGCTTGAAAAGGCTCTGAGTGAATTAGGTGGCTAAGTATAAAAACTGGGATATTGTTATGGATTATGCAAATGATGTTGTATCCGGCAAGATTCCAGCGAATAAATACAGGATCAAGGGATGTCAAAGGTTTCTTGACGATCTGGAAAATCCTGATTATGATTTCAAACCAAAAGATGCTGAGTTCTGCATTGGCATCATAGAAAAAACCATTTGTCATCAGCAGGGCGAAAAACAGGATGGCACGCCTTTGCGCGGCACACCGTTCTTGCTTATGCCGTTCCATAAATTCATTATCTACAATCTCTTAGGGTTCAAACTAAAAGGGACGAATATCAATCGATTTCATGAAGCGTTGATTTTTATTCCGAGAAAAAATGTAAAAACATCGTTTGCGGCATCATTGTCATATGCGCTTGGGCTTCTATATAGAAAGTCTGGCGCAAAGATGTATGTTGTTGCTGCGGCTCTAAAACAGACCTTGGAAACCTTTAATTTTCTGAAATACAATATTGAAAATTTAGGGGAAGATAGGGCGCATGGCGGGGCGTTCAGAATTATCGACAACAATAATGAGCATTCAATAACTGCGGATTTTGCAGGGGGGATGATTTCAATTTCCGCCCTTGCTGCGAATCCTGATGCACAAGATAGTTTCAACTGCAATTTTGCAATCATAGACGAAGTTCATGCTCTAAAAAAACCAAAACAATATAACCTGTTCAAAGAAGCTATGAAAGCGTACACCAATAAATTGATTGTCGGGATTTCAACGGCGGGTGATGATCCGAACAGCTTTCTTGCACAAAAGGTAAAATATTGCAAACGCGTCCTAGACAAAGAAGTGCGGGATGAACAGTATTTTATCTTTATCGCAGAAGCAGACCCCGTCAAATCCGAAACAGGGAAAGAGTATATTGATTATACAAATCCATTGACACATCAGATTGCGAATCCTGGTTATGGCGAAAGCATCAGACCGGATGAAATTTTGAACGATTCCTTACAAGCACAAAATGACCCACAACAGCGAAAGGATTTTTTTGCAAAATCTTTGAATGTATTTACTGCGGCGATGGATACATATTTTGATATGTCCGAGGTCACTGCGTCCAATGATAAATATAATTGGACTTTAGAGGAACTGGCAAAATTGCCTATTACATGGTATGGCGGTGCAGACTTATCGAAAATGTATGACCTTACAGGCGTTTCCCTTCATGGAAGATACCAAGATATTGATATCAGCATAACACACGGATTCATACCAGTTGTTCAGGCGCACTTAAAAGCGGATGAAGATAATATCCCGTTTTTCTGGTGGCAGGAATGCGGATGGCTGACGCTGTGTAATGATGAGGTTATCAAATATGATGATGTTGTTGCATGGTTCCAAGAAATGAAAAAAATGGGATTCAAAATAAAATGGGTCGGATATGATAAACGCTATGCAAGAGAATTTGTCCTAAAAATGAAAAAAGCTGGTTTCAAAATGAGAGATCAGTCCCAGAGATATGTAGAAAAAACAGAAGCGTTCCGCGAGATTGAAAAACAAATCAAGCAGGGGCGTTTTTATTATGTCGGAAACAAAGCCTTTGAATATTGCATTAGCAATGTCAAGGCTGCGGAAGACAGTGACGATTTTGTTCGCTTCGAAAAAGTACAGCCGAAATTGAGGATTGACCTTTTCGATGCGGATGTTATCGCAACAAAGCAAATGCTCATCGGTAACGAAAAAAGCCAAAACGCAAGTAGTTGGCTGGATTAACAGGGAGGTGATTAAATGGCAAAAAAGAGAAAAAACAGCAAGGCAAAAACACGGGCAGAACCAACAACTGCAACAGCTTCCTTTCTCTGTTCCACTGCTGCATATGATACTCTGTGCGCTACTGGATACACAAAATTATCCCATAATCCTGAGATTATGGCAGCAATCAATAAAATTGCAACCCTTGTTTCCAGCATGACAATTTATCTGATGCAGAACGGTGAAAATGGGGATATTCGCATTCGAAACGGTATCTCTGAAAAAATCGACATCAACCCGAACAGATATGCAACAAGAACATCCTTCATTTCTTCCGTTGTGCGCACTCTTTTACTAGAGGGTGACGGGAACAGCATTGTCCTGCCAACAACGGAAAACGGGTATATTAGCGATCTATTTCCAATCCCTGCAACATCCGTTTCTTTTATTCCTAATGGATTTGCATACAAAGTTATGGTAAAAGGGCAGGAATTTAATCCTGATGATTTACTGCATTTTGTCATCAATCCAGACCCGAACTATTTCTGGAAAGGAACCGGATACCGGACAACCCTGAAAGAAGTAGCGGAAAATCTGAAACAGGCAAATGTAACAAAAAAGGGTTTCATGGAAAGCAAGTGGAAACCATCCATCATTGTGAAGGTTGATGGTATGGTGGAAGAGTTTTCCGACAAAGAAGGGCGTAGGAAGTTACTTGAAAAGTATGTAGAATCCTCCAAAGCGGGCGAACCTTGGTTATTACCCGCAGACCAATTCGATGTCACGGAAATTCGCCCTTTATCCCTGAATGATATTGCAATTTCCGATAGCGTACAGATGGACAAACAGACTGTTGCAGCAATTCTGGATGTTCCATTGTATGTTGTTGGCGCAGGGAAATACGATGCAAATGAATGGAATAATTTCATCAACAACAGAATCCGTCCTATTTGTCAGGCTATCGAACAGGAAATGACAAAGAAAATCCTGATTCGCCCTGATTGGTATTTTAGATTCAATCTGCGTTCCCTGTATTCCTATGACATCAAGACCCTTTCCGAAGTCGGGCAGAACATGTATACAAGGGGCTTGATGACTGGCAATGAAGTCAGGGATTGGTTAACGCTTAGCCCTCTGGAAGGGTTGGACGAACTGGTTATTCTTGAAAACTATATTCCAAAGGGTATGATCGGAGAACAGGAAAAATTGAAAGGGGGCGAATGATGAAATGAGAGAAACAAAACAAATGAGAAGCGTTGTTTCTCAGTTCCAGACCAGAGAAGAAGCAGATGAATTATACATCAGCGGTTATTTCTCTGTGTTTAATTCGAATTACGAAATCTGGGAGGGGGCAACGGAAAGCATTGCTCCAACTGCATTTGATGATGCATTGTCTGATGACATTCGTTGTCTGATTAACCACGAATCCAGATTGGTTCTTGGTAGAACAAAAGCAAATACTCTGACATTGAAAACGGATAGCCGCGGTCTTTGGGGCGAAGTAAAAGTAAACCGCAAAGATCAGGACGCTATGAATCTCTATGAAAGAGTAAAACGCGGAGATGTAGACCAGTGCAGTTTCGGATTTGAAATTCTGGAGGAGGAATTTTCAGACAATGGCACATCTGTCCATTGGACAATTAAAAAAGTCCGCCTGTTTGAGGTTTCTGTTGTCACATTCCCTGCGTATCAGGAAACGAGCGTGACAGCGAGAAAGGAACAGTTGGAAAATATGCGTAAAAGAGAATTTGGGGCATGGAAAGAAAAGATGCTCCGCAAAGTGAAAGGAGAATGAGCATGGCGTTAAAAGCACTGATTCTGCGTTCCAAACTGGACGCAAAGAATAAGGAACTGGAAGCCCTGAGAGCGAAAGACGCTGATTTTGCAAAAAGAGAAGCAGAACTGGAAGCGGCGATTGGCGAAATGACCGAGGAAACATCCGAGGAAGATAGAAAAACAGTAGAAGATCAGGCGGAAGCGTTCCAGACAGAAAAAGACGAACATGATTCTGCAAAAGGCGAACTGGAAGCGGAAGTTGAACGTCTGGAAAATGAAATTGCGGAAGAGGAAAAACGATCCGCAGTGGCAGCAAACAACAATCCTAGAGAAAAGGAAAGAGGTGCAGAAGTTACTATGGAAACAAGAAAATTCTTTGGCATGAGCGCACAGGAAAGAGATGCTTTTTTTGCAAGAGAAGATGTAACAACATTCCTGCAGAGAGCAAGAGAATTCGGTAGCCAGAAACGCTCCGTTACAGGCGCAGAACTGACAATTCCCGAAGTAATGCTGGATCTGGTTAGAGAAAATATCAAAAATTACTCTAAACTGATTGGCAAGGTAAGACTGAGAAATGTACCTGGCAAGGCAAGACAGCCTATTATGGGCATTATCCCTGAAGGTATTTGGACAGAAGCGTGCGGCAAACTGAACGAACTGGAATTCAAATTTACAGAGGTTGAAGTAGATGGTTATAAAGTGGGCGGCTTTGTAGCAATCTGCAATGCGGTTCTGGAAGATTCTGATGTTGCGCTGGCAACTGAACTGCTGCTGGGCATCGGTCAGGCTATCGGCCTTGCGCTGGATAAAGCAATTATTTTCGGTACAGGCGTAAAAATGCCTACTGGTATCTTTGGTAAACTGCCCGCCGAAAATAAAGTGACTATCACAGCGGCAAATAGCACAGATGCAAAGCTGTTCAAAGAAATCATCAAAGCGTCCGGCAATGCAAAATCTGATTACAGCGCGGGTGAAAAATTCTGGGCACTGAGCGAAAAAACAAAAACAACACTGCTGGCGGAAGCTGTTTCCTTTACAGCGGCGGGCGCAATCGCATCCGGTGTAAATAATACAATGCCTGTTATCGGCGGTGAATTCGTTACACTGCCTTTCATGCCTGACAATATGATTGTTGGTGGCTATGGTGATCTGTATCTGCTGGCAGAAAGAGCGGGCACAACTCTGGCGCAGTCCGAACATGTTATGTTCATTGAAGATAACACAGTGTTTAAGGGTACAGGTAGATATGATGGCACACCCGTTATTCCTGAGGGTTTTGTAGCAATCGGCATCAATGGCGTTGCGCCTTCCGCAGACGGCGTGACATTTGCGCCCGATGAAGCAAATACAGCAGAAGCAGCCGCAGAATAAATAGTAAAGGAGGCGGCTTATGAATAACACAGAAAAACTTGTTATCCTGAAAAAAGACCTTCAGCAGATGACAACGGCAAATGACACATACCTTGAAACCCTCCTGACCTTTGCCGAAGCCGCTATTCAGAGGGAGGGGATTGTCTTAAAAGATGATATTGAATGCAACATGGCTGTAATTCATTATGCAGCTTACCTTTTTAGGAAGCGAGCGGGCACGGATACAGCCATGCCGCGTTTCCTTCGTTATGAATTGAATAACCTTCTTTTCTCCCAGAAGGGGGCGGTTGAATGACATTCGATGATGGCATTTTGAAAATCTACAATACACAAAATATTGCAGACCATGGGGATATGCCGAAAGACGGGCTTGTTCTAAAGTCGGAGCATTATTTTGGCTATGATGTTTTGGGGTATAACCGTTATTATACAGCTCTGCAGGCGCATCAAAACATCAATGCTGTTGTCAATATTCCTGATTGGCACGGACAGGAAATCACAACTCTTGATATTGCTGAAATGGAAGATGGCATTAAATATGTGATTCGGCTTGTGCAGCCTATGAAAGACGAAAATGGATTAAATATCACAAAACTAACACTGGAAAGGGTGGTTGCGCAGAATGCATGATAAACTGTATAAGGTGAAAAACGCACTGTTATCCGTTCCATGCAATCTGTTCCATTATTTTGCAGTCAAGAAACCTGACAAATATATTGTCTGGGCAGAAAATGGGGAAGCATCTTCCTTAGAAGCTGACGGACGGAAACAAGATCAGGTTATTGGTGGATACATCGACTATTTCACCAAAGATGAAAATGACCCGAATGTGGAATTGATTCAAAAGGCGTTAGCATCTGCTGAAATTGCATTTTCTTTGAATGATGTGATTTATGAGGATGAAACGAAATATATTCACTACGCTTGGAAATTCGAGGTGGTGTGATATGGCAAAGATGAAATTCAATGCGGGTGATTTGGATAAGCGCATGGAAAAACTGCGAATTGCAGTATCAAGAAACATTGGAAAAAAAGCGTTATATGGCGGCGCAGATGTTTTTGCAGATACGCTAAAAGAAGAAACCGAAAATATACCTGATGAAGTATTCCGACATCTGGACAAAGAGGAAAAATTCAAAAGCGTTGCAGAAAAGGATAAACAACATTTGGTTGATGCAATGGGTATTTCTGAATTTTATGAAAACGGACATATCATTGAGGCAAGTGTTGGTTTTGATGGATACCAAGGGATACCTACGGCGAAATATCCAAAAGGTGTCCCAAATGCGCTGTTAGCGCGCTCTATCAATTCAGGATCATCCGTCCGCCAGCGGTATCCGTTTATTGATAACGCTGTGAAAAAAGCGGCTCCAAAAGTTGAGGAAAGAATGCGCGAAATCACAGAAAACGAAATTGATAAAATCATGAAAGGAAGTGTTTGAATATGGCAGTAATTGGTCTGAGCAAACCCTTTGTTGCAAAATATAACAACGATGGCAATACAGTTACATACACAGGCGGCACAGTTCTGGGTAAAGCAATTTCTTTTTCCGCAGAGTTGGAAGAGGGCGATAGCAACGATCTGTATGGTGACAATGGAGTGTGCGAAACTGATAAATCTTTCTCCGGCGGCACTATGACAATCGGCACTGATGACCTTACAAATGAATCTAGTGCGCTGATTCTGGGCATTACACCAGCAGAGGACGGAGAATTGGTTTATGATGATGATATGACTGCGCCATATCTGGGTTTTGGTTGTGTTGTGAAAAAGAAACACAACAATGCGTTCAAATGGAGAGCTGTTGTTTTCCCTAAAATCATGTTCAACATTCCCGCGGAAGCGGCTGAAACACAGGGCGAAACTATTGAATGGCAGACCCCCGAACTGACTGCATCCATTCTGCGTGATGACACAGAAAAACATGCATGGAAACGTGAATCCACATTTGAAACAGAGGCGGAAGCGGTTGCCTATATTAAAGGCAAACTGGGTATTACAGATGCAGCCTGATAAGGAGGTATCTGAATGGACAGATTAACAAGAATTGAAATCGGCGGGTATTCTTACCCGCTGAATTTTTCCGTATTTGCTGCATCAAAAACATATGAAAGATTTGGAGATGTAGACGGAATGCAGGAAAGGGTAATGAATGGTTTTTCTGAAAAAGCTATTGAGGATACCTTTTGGATGTTGGAACTTCTTGCAGATCAGGGTGCGGAATATGAAAAAATCAGAAACAATACGGAAATTGAAAAACTGAATGTGGAAGGATTACAGACGGTATTCGGCATCAGAGAATTTAATTTGGTACGCTCCAAAATCATGGAGGCGGTAACAAATTCTGTAATGCAGACGGTAGAAATCAAACCAGCAAAAAACGCAGGAACCACGCAGGGCGAGGAAAACAAACGAGCTTTGCGTGGTTTTGGTTTTATGGACGCATTCTTGGAATTCCTGAAAAGGAAGTAAAATGTATGCCGCTTGGTGAACTGGGGGACATGATTGCGTGTTACCAGATTATTCACGGCGCAGAAGAAAAGATTATTGTGGATGATTTTGATGAAATGATTCCTTTTGACTGGAAGTAAGGGGGTGAAAACATGGCGAAAGGTATGGGCTATAAAATCGGCTGGGAAGGCGAAGCGGAGTTTTTGAAAGCCCTTAGAGAAATGACAGCACAGCAGAAAACCCTTAAAACGGAAATGCAGCTTGTTACCTCCGAATTTGATAAAAACGATAAAAGTCAGGCGAAATTAACCGCACAGAACAAGGTGCTGAATAAGCAGATTGATTTGCAGTTAAAAAAGGTTCTGGCACAGCAGGAAGCGTTGCAACAGGCTAGAGAAGCATATGATGACAACCACGTTATTGTGCAGAAATATACGCAGGATTTGAACAAGGCAAAGGCTGAACTGAACAGGCTGAACAGAGAGTTGGAAGAAAACGAAAAGGCGGCTGAGGGAAGCGGCAGCGGCTTGGAAGATTTTGCGGGCGAAATGGCCGGAGGAATGACAAAGGCTGGCGCATTTGCGGCGGTTCTGGGGGGCACTCTTGCGTCTAAAGGTTTGGAAGTTGTGGCGGAAGCGGCTGTTGATGCAACAAAGGCCGTTGCGGAATTTTCTGCAGAAACAGAAAGGGCAGTTTCCAAGACCAGGGCGCAACTGGGTCTTACGGAAGAAGAAGCGAAAGCATACGCTGGAATCATTACAGGAATTTATTCCGATGGGTTTGTGGATAACACAGAAGAAGCGGCGGAAGCCCTTTCAAAGGTAAAGCAACAGTTAAAAGAATTGCCGGATGAAAAGTTGAAAAATGTGAGTAATCAGGCGATTATCATGGAAAAGGTTTTTGATGTTGATGTGCAAGAGGGCTTGCGTGGCGCGGATGCGCTGATGAAGCAGTTCGGCATTGATGCGGAAAAAGCCTATGATTTGATGACTGTTGGCGCACAAAAAGGATTAAATCAGAACGGTGATTTAGCAGATCAGATTGCGGAGTACGCTGTTTATTATGCGGATGCGGGCTATTCTGCGGAACAGATGTTTAACATGATGATAAGCGGCGCAGAAAGCGGCGTATATCAGATTGATTACCTGAATGATGCAATCAAAGAATTCGGTATTCGTACAAAAGACAACTCCAAATCCAGCGCAGAAGCATTTTCGGGTCTTGGATTGGATGCACAGAAAATGTTTACTATGTTTGCAGCGGGCGGCGAACAGGCGCAGATTGCTACACAGACGGTAAATGATGCTCTGTTTTCTATGACAGATCAGGTAAAGCAAAATGAAATCGGCGTTGCTCTTTACGGTACTAAATGGGAGGATTTAGGCATTAGTGCAGTTCAGGCTATGGCAACTGCGCAGGAAAGCATTATTGGGTTAGATGGTGCCACAATCGCGGCGGGCGAAGCTATGACAGCGAATTTTGCAGATCAGATGCAGAAGTTAAAACAAGAAGCGTCTGCGGCGGTATACGAAATGGTGAATGACATCATTACGCCTGAAAAGTTCGAAGAGCGCATGGCGGATATTATGACACGCATCTCCGACACGATCAGCAGCAATACACCTATGATTCTGGATAAAGGCTTTGAAATGGTTGAAGGTTTCGGAGAAGCCCTTGCGGATGCTGCGCCTGAGTTGATTCCTGATATTGTGCAGATGATTGCGCAGATTGCTTCTACTCTGATTGAACACATTCCAGATGTGGCGGCGGTTGCCCCTCAGATTGTGGGCGGGCTTGCAATCGGCATTATCAATGCAATCCCTGATTTAATCCTTGCCGTTCCTCAGTTACTTGGTTCTTTTGCAAAAGGCTTTGAAGATTATGACATTGAAATCATTGAAATCGGTGTAAATATCGTAAAAGGCATTCTGCAAGGCATCAAAAATGCGTGGTCTGGGCTGGTAGACGGATTTAAGGGGATGCTGAAAAACCTTGTGACACAGTCCGAAAAAGAATTGCAGATTCACAGCCCTTCCAAGGTATTCCGAGATAAGATCGGTAAACAGATTGTTGCTGGCGTTGAACAGGGTATTGAAAAGAATGAAAGCAAAGCGGTAAAAGCGGCGCGGGAAATGTCCCAAAACCTGTTGAAAGCGGCGGAGGAATATGTTTCTGATAAGAAATTCTATAACGAAATGTCCCTGCAGGATGAGGCAACGTTCTGGGAAGATTTGAAAACCATGAGCGAATTCCAAGCGGACGAAATTGCGGAGATCGATAAAAAGATTTATACCGCAAAAGAAAAGGCTATGGAAGAGGAACAGAAAGCTCTTGAAGAATATGAAAAGAACATCAAGAGTAAGGCGGAAAGCATTTCTGGATTCAAGGGGCTGTTCGATGCTGCGGAAAGCGAAGATGTTTCCGGCAAAGACCTTGTTGCAAATCTGGAAAGCCAGATGGACGCTATCGAAAAATACAAAACAAGTCTGGAATCCTTGAAAGAAAAGGGTGTTTCCGGCGGATTATTCGCGGAACTTGTTGGAATGGGTCCCGAAGCGGCGGACGAAATTGCAGCATTGAACACCCTGACGGCGGCGCAGTTGGATGCGTACATTGCTATGTACGAAGAAAAGAAAACGGCGGCGGCTGAAATTGCACAGCAGTTTTATGGAGTAGGCGCAGAAACAACGGAAACATTGACAGATGTTGGTTCGGGCGCGCTTTCGACAAGCATGGAAGAACAGGAAGTTCTTGTTCTGGAAGCGGCGCAGAAACTGGCAGAAGCGGCAAATGAAGAAATTGCAAAATACGAATCTGATTTTGTAGATACGGGTGAACAGCTCATGGCTGGCGTTGCTCAGGGCGTGAAAAACGGACAGAGTGGCGTTGTTAATGCGATTGCGGCGGCTTTGCGTGCTGCGGTAAGAAGAGCAAGGGCGGAAATGAAAATCAATTCCCCGTCCCGCGTATTTGCTGAAATCGGTGAATATATGGCGGCTGGGCTTGATGTTGGTTGGGAAGATCGGATGAAAACAACTTCTAGCCATATCAACAGTAGTTTAAGCAATCTTTCTTCTCCAAAAGCGTATGCGGGCGGCGGCACAACAGATAATTCCAAAACATATACTTACGGCGATATTGTTATGAATATTGATACCGTAAACAACGGAAATGACCGTGACACGCGGCGCATTGCGGAGGAATTGGAATTTATCCGCCGGCAGAATGAAAGCGGGAAAGGAGGGAACGCATGATCCATGAAGCGTGGTTTGTGTTCAAAGGAATCGATAGCAGAAAAATGGGCGTATATGTAACTAGAATGCCGGAAACTGTGCGCCCAGAGAGAAAGATTGAAAGTATCACTATCGCTGGGAGAAATGGCTCCTTGCATACGGACGATGGCGTGTATGAAAGCTATGACAGAACTATGGAGTGCGCCTTGAAAAGACGGGCGAAACTGGATGAGGTTGCGGCTTGGCTGGTTGGCAGCGGGGATATTATCTTTTCTACGGAACCGGATAAGGTTTATAAAATTACTATTGCAAACAAAGTAAGCATTGCGCAAATGATGAAAACATTCCAAAAGTTCATCGTAACAATGGATACACAGCCGTTCAAGTACAGCGTAAACGCTTTCAATGATAAGAAGATTCTGACAGAACCAACAAGGATTAAAAATCGCGGAACGGAATATTCTCAACCCATTATTACTGTGTACGGCAGCGGCGGCATTACGCTGACAATCAATGATGTGGATTATCCTATGGATAATGTTGATAACTATATCACAATCGATTCTGAAATGATGGAAGTGTTCAAAGATTCCGCGAATCAAAACAGCAAATTCAAAAGCGCGGTTTTTCCCAGATTGGAAACAGGGGAAAATTCTGTCAGTTGGACAGGAGATGTTAGCCGCGTTGAAATTGAACCCAGATGGAGGTGGGTATAATTGGCTAAGACATATAACAGAATGATGCTGGATGTTGCTGCGGACATCCATGACATCATTACAGAAGTGCAGGGGGATCAGAATAGCAGATACTTAGATGTTTATCTGTATAACAATGGTGTCCCTATTGATCTGACAGGGCACACAGTCAGAATCTATATGCGCCGTCCAAAAACAAACCCTCTTAGCGAATTAGAGGAATTTTTCAATGATGGCGAAATCACAGAAGCAACAGAAGGGCGTTGTCAGTTCCTTATGAGTACGCAGGCTCTTGCGAAATTCGGACATCTGGAAGCGCAGATTTCCATTTGGAAAGGAACGGAAGAAATTCTTTCTACGCAGAAATTTAGAATCATGGTAACTGAAAATCTGAGGGTAGAGGGTGAAATCGAGGGCAGTAATGAATATGGTGCGCTTGTCATTCTGTTCCAGAATCTTTATGAAGCCTATGACCTGATGGTTACAATGATCGAGAATTTCGGCAAAGCTGGGGATATTGCAGCGGAAAGAGATATTGCAACATTCTGGCAGGGCATGGAATACCTGATGCGCTATATGGACACAGACCTCAGAACATTGCTGGAAGAAACCATTCAACAGGCTATGCAGTCTGCGGGCGGCTCTGGTGATATGCTGTTTGTTCTGTTCGGTCTGTATTCCGATGATGAGGGCATTTGGGAATGGTGTTTCCGTCAACCTCAGATTGGACAGGCTTTGAATGCTGGTTTTAATCTCGGTTCGGATGCGCTGGATGACTGCGAAAGCGTTGCTGAAATTGTGGCAAATGCGGATGTTATTGCAAAGATCGGTGCAAACGCTGATGCGGTGGCAATTTGCTCCAAAGACCCTACACTTGCGGCGGCTTTGATTAGCTATATGGATGATGAATCTGTGCTTGCAGCGGGTCTTGGTTATCAGAAATTTGCCGTTGGTACAGAAGTAACGCTGGATTGGTACGGCAATCCTACGAAGTTCATTGTTGCGCATAAAGGATATAAGACATCCGGCAAAATTGTTTTGGTTTCTAAAACCTTCCTTGGTGGGCACATCTGGGCGGCGGGCGCAAACAGTAACTACAATAATTATAGTTGCAGCGGCTTGAGAACATATCTGAATACTACGGTTTTGGAAGGTTTCAGTGACCGCATTCAGGCGGCTATTGCACAGACAGCGGTTGCTTGTCATGACAAATCCACGGCGGTAACTTGTAATGACAAAATTTGGGCGTTGTCTTATGCAGAGGCAGGGCTTGGCACGAATCAGTATGCTCCCGTTGAAGGTTCTGCGCTGTCTTATTTCAATTCTGCGGCACGCAGAAGCCTAGGCGGTATTTGGTGGCTGCGCACTCCTTATTCCAGCAACACGGGCGGTGCGTGGGGTGTGAGTACGGACGGCACCGCGACCTATAACAGCACTACGGATGATTGTGGCGTTGTCCCTGCGTTTGAAATCTGATGAACCGCGAAAGCGGTTCCGATAGGCGGGGCTTGTCCCCGCCCTGCGGCGGAAGCCGCCAAAAGAAAGGATGATGCGAAATGGCTGTTCCTAAGCACAAAAGAAAGGAAAGTGACCTGCAATTTCTTATCAATGCGGAGGATTTACAGCAAAAGACACATGATGCAGTAATGACGGATGGATATGTTCCAAAGAAATACAGATACATATGGACACAGGAAGTTTTCAAAATGTCCATGGAAATATATGAAAATGCCAGAAAAGCAAATGAAATATATCCAAGGGATGAATCTACACTGAAAAACAGATTGTATCTGCTGCTGAAAGCACAAACAGATGCGGAAGCACTAAAAGGGCAAATCAGTTTTGCAAGGAAAAATTTCGATATTCCATCCGGTACTCTGAAAGAGTGGGAAAAACTTTGTGTGGAAACACGAAATTCTCTGAAACGAAGAAGAGAAAAGGATTTCAAGAGATTCGAAAAGAACTTGAAATAAAAACTTTGGGTCAGTGGTTGATAAGGTTTCGAGCGGTATTTGGTGGCTGCGCACTCCTAATTCCAACAACACGAACAATGCGTGGAATGTGAATACGGACGGCACCGCGAACAATAACAACACTACGAATGATTATGGCGTTGTCCCTGCGATTGGATATAAAACTTTGGGCAGACCGAGTAAACGAAAGTTGAAAGCAGTCCCTTTCATATTCAAGGAATCACTGACCCGTCTTGTGAAAACAGGCGAACAGGAAAGGAGATGCGCCCACCCTGCGGGGTGGCGGTGCTATAAACTTCTATATCATGAAAACAATAGAGGAAATTTTTACTTATGATCGGCTTTTGCAATCTTTCAAGGAGTGCCGCAAAGGGCAACTCTGGAAGGGCAGTGTCATTGATTTTCAAATGAATTACGCTGAAAAATTGATGGAGTTGGAAAGAGGGTTGCATGATGGCACATATCGCGCGTTGCCGGATAATATTACATATATCCACGAAAGAGGGAAAACGAGAACAATTCACTCCCAGCACATCAGGGATAGAATTGTTCATAAAATAATCAATCAGGATGTTTTAATTCCTACATTTCACCGGAGTTTTATTCGGCAAAATTCTGCATCCCAAATCAATAAAGGCGTTGATTTCGCCATGAAAACATTTAAGTGTCACCTAAACCGCGCCTATCGAAAGTGGGGAACGGATTTTTATATCTTATCGATTGATATTCGAAAATTCTTTGAAAATATTCCGCATTGGTATATCGAGGAATTATTGCGAAAGAAAATTGATGATGAAAGAATCCTTGAACTATGTATGGCTTCTATGCGTTCTTACGGCGGCGAAAAGGGTTTAGGGCTTGGAAGCGAAATGAATCAGACATATGCATTGTTATGCCTGAATGAATTCGATCATTTGATGAAGGAAAAGTTCAGAATTAAGGAATATGCCCGTTATATGGATGATATTTACCTGATACATGATAGCAAGGAATATCTGAGAGAAATAAAAGATTTTACCGTGGATTATCTCCGTAAACTGGATATGGAGATCAGCCCGAATAAAACGCAGATTTCTCCCATGAAGAACGGTGTTAATTTCTTGGGTTTTCGCTGGAAAATGACCGATAGCGGACACGTTATCAATATCCCAAAGAAACAGACCATTACAAGAAATAAAAGAAAACTCCGCAAGTTTCGCAGGATCATGGACGAAGGAAACATTGACCCGAAGGAGATAGAAAATTGCTATGCATCGATGCGCGGCAACCTGGCACGAAGCAGCAACAAAAGCATGGTTGAAAACATGGATAAATATTACAATAAATTATTCATCGAAAGGTGGGTGAATGGATTTGAACAGTAAAGAAATGCAGAAATATAATAATCAGCAGTATGTTCAGAATAAAAGAATGGAAATTCAGTCCAGACAGACACAGCTTGCGATTGAAAGAAAAAATTCTGAAATTGCTGACAATGCAGTGGAATCCTTTGCCGGAGAAATTATTGCCGATAACGGCGGATATGAAGGCGAAAACAAAAAGGCTGATATTGCAAAAGAATATATCCGCGAAATGAAAACACAGGGCGCGGCTATGGCGAAGGCTATTGCGGATGCTGGCAAGGATGTTCCTGCGACAGCAGGGATTTTCGCTAGTGAATGGGACGAATGGACGGCGGACGGCAAAAACGCTCCTGCGAAGTCCCTGTGGCTTTATAAGGGTATCGGCTATCAGGCGCGTGTGGAAACACAGAAAATCGAAGCATTTGCGCCCGATGTTGCTACGAACAATTATGCGGTTCGCCCTGTTCCTGATGCGCAGGGTATTTACCCCGCAACGATTAACATGGATGTTGCTATTGGTATGAAATTACGCGGTTCTGACGGCATCGTTTATGAATGCTATGCGAACCCTATTACATCTTTACAGTGGCAACCCGCAGACGTTCCGGCATCTTTCAGGGTATATGAGGGGTGATGATTTATGGAAAAATGCGTGGTAACAATCCATGAAAAAACATCACAGAATTTTGATTCTTTAGGGCTGGGGGCTTTGCTTCCCAGCTCTTGCATTATTGCAGAAGAATTAAACGGCTCCTATGAATTGGAAATGTCCCATCCATATGACGAATACGGAAAATGGAGGCGCATAGAAGAAGAGCGAATTATTTGCGCATCCACTCCAAACGGAATCCAGCCTTTCAGAATTTACAGATGCAAACCAACAATGAAAGGGCTTACTGTGAATGCAAGACATATTTTTTATGATCTGCTTGATAATGAGTGCAGCGCACTTTCTATCGATGGAACTGCATCAAGGGCTCTGACGGCTATTCAGGCGGCGTTTGCTGTTTCTATGCCCTTTTCCTTTAGCACGGATATTTCGCTTTCTGGAACGATGACAACGGCTGTCATGAACCCAGTACAAGCCTTGTTGTCCGATGATGATGAAACCGTTAGTTTTGTTAAGGCATATGGCGGCGAATTATTAAGGGACGGTTTCAATGTTACTGTAAAAGCAGCCATTGGGCTAGATCGCGACGTTGCTATTCGGTATGGAAAAAATTTGATTGGTTTGGAAGTGCTGCAAGACATTTCCGATGTTAAAACAAGAATCAAATGCTATGGATCCAATGGAACAGCAACGGTTGATAGTCCGTATATCAATAATTATTTATATCCAAAAATCCATTCCCTGATTGATGATGGGAAAAAGGTTGCGGAATTAAAGGAAGAGGCGCAGGCGTTATTTGATGGAGGTGCGGATATTCCCACAATCAATATCAAAGTTGATTTCATAGAGCTTTCCAAGACAGAGGAATATAAAAATTATGCTGTTCTGGAAAAAGTTTTTCTTGGCGATCTGGTAACGGTTATCAATACGAAGATGAATTTTCAGAAAAAAGCAAAGGTTATTTCCTACAAATGGGATGCTCTATTGGAAAGATACAATGAGGTCGAACTTGGGGATTTCATCCCGTCCCTTGCATCCTCTGTAACATCCGGCGTAAAAAGCGGCTCCCTTGCGTCCTCTGCGTATATAAGTGCATCTGCAGTAATGACTATGCTGCAAACACATTTGGATGACAAGAATAATCCCCATCAGGTAACTACAACACAGGCTGCGGCGGCGGAAGGGTAAGGTGATTCTATGTATGTAGATGCAGATGCAATAATTAGGGCGGCGGCTCTCTTGGGGGCTGTGTCTGCTATAATTGCCTTTCTTTATAAGTTTTTCAAATGGCTTGACAACCAGCAAAACCAAGATAAACAGATTGAAGAATTGAAGTTGCAGCATGAAAAGGATATTGCTGCGATTCAGGACGAACAATGCGTGATGTGTTGGGCGTTGCTTGCCACTTTGGACGGCTTGATGCAGCAGGGCGCAAACGGCGAAGTAACAAAAGCATATAAGCGGCTGGAAAAACATTTGAACCAGAAAGCGCACAGGCAGGAAGAAGGTTGATGCTATGGCAAGAAAAATGGAAACCAGCAAGAAACTGGTCTACATATCCGATTTTGTGATGATTTGCCTTTGTGCTGCGTGCATTATTGGCGTATTTTGCACCGATAAAGATATAACATCTTTGGCACAGGTTACGATTGCATCAATCACAGAATGCGGCGTTGCAAACGGGTTCTATTACTGGAAATCTAAAAACGAAAACAGATATAAATACGTTATCAAGTTGATAAGGGAATGGGCAGAAAAATACGGCATTGATGCCGTTATTCGTATTGCCGATATTGTATTGAAAGAATGAACGGAGGAAAAATATGAAAGAAGAATATAAAATCACAATCCAGAATCTGCTTACCGTAAAATCCATTGTAACAATCATTCTGACTGTTATTTTCTCCTATCTGTCTGTAATTGGTACGATCAGCGGGGAACAGTTTTTAACAATCTTCTCCGTTGTTGTTGCCTTTTATTTCGGTTATCAGAAGGGTAAGGAAGTCGGTGGTTCTGATGAGTAAAAAAATGACTGGCATCGAACTTGTAAAGTTTTGTAGAACTAAAATTGGCACTGCGTATGTATATGGCATGAAGGGAACTGTCATGACTGCGGCAAATTTCAGTTATTTACAGGGGAAATACCCTAAATTTGTCCCTCATAGTGACAGAAAGAAAATTGGAAGGGTGTGCGTTGACTGTTCCGGCTTGATTGGCTGGGCTTGCGGCATACACACGAACTCCGCAGGGTGGCACGCAAGGGCGATAAAAGAAAAAGAGGTATATTCTATTACCAGTATCAAAAAAGCCCCTGTTGGCGCTCTGGTGTGGCATGATGGGCACATTGGCGTATACACTGGAATCAAAAATGGGGTTCCATATTATATTGCTGCGGACGGCAGCGCATACGGCGTTCGTGAAGTCCCCATTAGCAATAACAATTTTACCCATTGGATGCTTGTAAGAAGCATATTTGATTACAAGGAGGAAAACGAAGTGGTAACAAAAGAAAAAATTAAAATTTTTGGCAAGGAAATTGAATGTGAAATGATTCGAAAAGACGGCAAGGTGTACCCCTATATCAGAGATTTCGGAGAAAAAGTTGGTTTGAAGATCAGTAATGAGGGTAAAATGCCTGTTGTTGAAAAAGAATAATCGCCATTTTCTTGGTGTCGCGAAAATGGTAAAGCCCCTCGTTTGAGGGGCTGTTCTTTTATTTTGTTACTAATTCAATTCCAAGTCCTGCGGTATATTTCGCGCCTGCCTCAAATCCTTTTTCCTCTGTTTTCGAAATCAAATCCATTAACATTTCTTCCGCGGTGAAATAATCATCCGCGGATAACTTTTGCTTTAAGAAGTCCTTAAAATCTTCCATTTCGTTACCTCCTGTCATTAGTTCTCGACATTCAGTGTCGCGATCATGACAATAACTGCGGTACATTCCTCTGATTTTAGACATAATACTAACCTCCTGTTTTATAAATTTGGTATGTTGCAGCAGATCACAACAAAGAAGCCGCTTTATTTATTACACCCCAGCATGGGAGTGTTCACACATTATTAAGAAATTTTTTCGGAAATTTTGTTTTATTCCATTATGCTGCTATGGTATAATATCCAGATTAAAGGAGTTGATAATATTGTTCGAAAATAAACAACAGACAAATAATATAGGCGGGCACGCTCCTATATATTTTAGGTGTATATAAAAACCGCTAGATGTAGAAAATAACCTCCCATTTATCCCTATATATGAGGATTTTGTGGATAAATGTTTTCAGAATGGTTCTTTTTTCCTCTGCGGTTTGCACCGTTTCATATAAATCCCATGCGGATTTTATTTTTTTGCGCAAAATTTCCTCTTTTTCATTTGCGGGCTGATGTGTTTCGGGCGCGGCTGGAAGTGCCTCAATAATTTTCTTTCTATCCTCTAAGGCTTTTTTAATTTCCCTGTATTCGTCCAGTTCAAACACACCGCTCAGATATGCTTCTTTTGCCCGCTTAAGTTCTGTGTTGATTTTTTCTATTTTCTTTTTTGCTGAATCCTCTGTTTTTACAGGCTCGTTTTCCTTGCTCACGATCAGGGCAATAGGCGCACCGGCTATAATATCCATGATATAATTATCAATTTCAGCCTCGACCTTTTCAGCATTAAACAATCTTGTAAAACGGCATTCACTACGGTATAGACTTGCGTCCCTGCAAAGATAATTTTCACTTCTCTTTCCTTGCCATCCTTTGTTCGGCTTTATTCGCATAATGCTTCCGCATTCGCCGCAGTAGATCAGACCGAGTAAATGATGCTTTTCATAATTATTCCCGCGTCTTGTGTGCGTCTTTGACATCAGGGCGGATTTTTCTTGCACACGGTTAAATAGATCAGGTTCCAGAATAGCAGGATATACAGCAGGGCATACAGTCCCGTTCCACGCATTTTCTCCGATGTATTTTCGATTCTTTAGAATCTGCTTTACTTGGAATGTCTGCCATGCGCCAATAATTCCTTTGTAGGTTGGAATCATGCTTTCATTTAACCATTTTGCAATCTTCATGTGTCCCCAGCCTTCATCATAAAACTTGTAGATTCTGTGGACAACTTCCGCCTGTTCCTCGTTTACATAGACTTCTCCATTTTGGCAATAATAACCGTATGGCATTTGCCCCATGTGCTTGCCCTTTCTGGCTCTCTCATTCATGCCTTTATAGACTTCTGCAGAAAGATTACGCACATAGTATTCCGCCATCAATTCATAAAGCCCTTCCATGAAAAAGCCCATAGGGCTATCCTCAATGGGTTCTGTGATGGAAACCACATTTACCTTTGCGGCCTTAAGATTGTTTTTGATAGTTCTGGACAGTTCCACCTTGCGGGCGAAACGGTCAAACTTATGCACCAGGATGATATTGATTTGCCCTGTGAATGCAGCGGAAAGCATTTCCTTGAATGCTGGGCGGTCACCGATTTGCCCTGTTATACCTTCATCCGTGTATTCTTTATAGATTTCAATATCATTCTTTTCGCAGTAGTCACGCAGGGCGCGGAGTTGCGCTGGAATGGAATTTTCTCTCCTTGCCTGTTCTTCGGAGGATACTCTTGCATAAAGAGCTGCTTTCAACATAAATCGAACCCCCTTTATTTGAAATTTGTGTATACAAATAAAGCGGTTCCGTGTTATAATCTGCTTGTCTAGGGCTGTTATACCACGGTATGACCGCTATGAATCCCTGTCCGATTGCAGTCGGATGGGGATTTCTTTTTTTACGCATTTTTAACGATTTTTAATGTTTTTCAACGCATTTTCAACGCATTTTAACGTTTTTGCGTTTTAGATTTCTGTTATATCACAATCGCATTTTCCGATAATCTTACCATAGCATTTTATGGAGGAATATTCGTTTACGGGAATGATCTGATAATCTGGATTCAGAGAGCGCAACCCATTTGCGTTCTTTTCTTTGATATAAACATCACCATCCAAGAAGAACAGACCTATTTCGCCATCATCAACATTATCCATTCTTTTTACAAATACCTTGTCATTGTCAAAATATTCCGGCTCCATGCTGTTGCCAGATACGCGGATCAGAAAGTTTGCGCCTTTGGGCGGTTTCTGCGTAATGCCGACATTTTCAAAATGCGCAATATCCATAGCATATTCGCCAGTACCAGCACTTGCAGCGAGATCATACGCATAAGGGATGCTGAAAACGGTTACTGTTTCCTTTGGAGCTGTGGAACGGTTCCATTCTCTTTTCAAAACAAAATCAACAGTTTCTTTGCCGTGTTCGTCAAGATCACGGTATTTTTCTATTATCTCTGTTTCTTTCATATTCAAGGAAATGCTCCCGTCTTCGTTATATCCATCATATCCGAATGCGTCTAAAATATTTTCTATTTTATACACGGAACACATTTCCAATAGTGCGCCAGGTGTTGGCTGGCTGTTCCCGTTTTCCCAACTGTAAATTGTTGATTCAGATGCTTTGAATCCTTTCTGTGTCAATATGTCCGAAATATCCTTTACAGTAACATTTGCTTTATTTCGATATGTTTTCAAAATTTGTCCGATTTCATATGGCATATAAAACACCTCCTGTATCGCAAGAATATCATGAATATTTTAGCGTGTCAACAAAAATTATAAGAAACTTGAAAAAACTGGTTGACATTACGAGAAACTTGTGATACTTTCAAAATATCATAAGAAACTTATGAAATGGAGGTGTTATACATGGATATTCCTACAAGAAACTTAGGAGAATATGTAAGAGAAAAAGGAATCAATGTAACAAGAATGTCTGAAAAAACAGGAATCCCATATACTGCGCTTTATGACAGTTTGTTACATAAAAACAGGGAACGAGATTTGAGGGTTGGCGAATTCTTTTCAATCTGCCTTTTCCTTGGTGTTGATCCGATGATTTTTGCAGATAAAAAGACGGCGTAAAGGAGGAATCCGGATGGATGTGATTATGCATATCAACTTGCCTGTGTCCGATGAAGTGAAACAGGCATATAAAGAATATGAAAAAGCAAAAACAAGTTTGATCCGCGCACTGGAAGCGGAAAGAATTACAGCGGAAACAAAAACGGCATCCGTTGGAGCGGATACCGTTTAAGTAATTATTTTGCAAGGCTCTTTAACGCTTCGCCAATATCATCAAAAGTATAGAAAGCCTGTTTTGCAAGGGCGGCTAAATCTTCTTTTGTGGCGGGCGTTTCAGGGTCTAAATCGAAAAGTAATTTTGTTTCTTTCTGAAACAGTTCGATGCTTTCAAGAGCCTTTTTCAATTTCGCATCCATGAGAGTTCCTCCTTTCGTGGTTATTAAACTGCATGAGTTTAATTCATAAGTATATTCTTCGTTTGATTATAGCGCAAGAAATATTTAGCAAATCGAAAAAGATAATCAATCGGGAGCGGACGAAAATAGTTTCGTTATGGAGGGCGAAAAATGAAAAAATTGCTAATGCTGACAATCTGTGCGGCACTTCTTACTGCATCATGCTCGCGGGATAAAGAACCTGTTTCCCCCGTGGAAAACGTAGAACAAACGGAGAATGCTAAAGAATTGCACGTAAGATTTCAATTTGTAGGAAACGGAAAATGGATTCCTATTTATTACTGGAGGTGAAAGATTGATAGAAGTAGCAGCAACACTATACGCCATTCAAGCGGGTATCCTGCTGGTTGTATTGGCGGTCTGCATCATAGTTCTGTGTATTGCAGCGGCAGCGTACGCGGCAGAACAGTGGAAATATGATTGGAGGCACAGATGGACACTAAGAAAGATGAGAAAGGGGAAAAATAAATGAATTTAACTGTAAATATCACTGCAAAAGAAGTAAACATTCACACCAGCGAGATCGGCACACAGCCTGAAACAGGTATTGATCTGGACGAACTGCTTTCTGTTGTAAACGAAGATAAGGAAACCGAAAGCTATCTGGATGATCTGTTTGATGGGGTTGAAGCGGGCGAATTGACAGCGGATGAAGAAATGTTGTTGGCTGGTTTTGGCTCTGACGAACTGGATGTGGGTGACGTTGTAAAACTGAAATTATTCGGTGAACCCACGGAATTTAGAGTAGTACATAAAAACTACAAAACAGATGGAAAAGTGGTTTTAATGCCCGAAAACATTGAATTTTTCCATGTTTTTAACAGAGATTATGCAAACGTCTATGAAACAAGCGAGATCAGGGACTATCTGAACCGTGTGTTTCTGTCTGGCTTTCACCCTCTGATTCAGGATGCTATTGTGAAAACTCCTGTGGAATGCTCTGTGGATGATGAAATCAGAGTAGTGCATGACAAGCTGTGGCTCCCTTCCTATACGGAAATTGGTTTCTCCGGCTCTGATTATGCACCAAAAGAGGGCAAACCTTTTGAATATTTCGACAACAAAGAAAAGAGAAGAAAGGTTGGCAGCGCATGGGAAAAATTTTGGTGGCTGCGCACTCCTTATTCCAACCACACGCCCATTGCGTGGTCTGTGACTACGGACGGCACCGCGAGCAATATCAACACTACGATTGGTTATGGCGTTGTCCCTGCGTTTGAAATCTGATGAACCGCGAAAGCGGTTCCGATAGGCGGGGCTTGTCCCCGCCAATATCTCA